ATGTTGGATCATCTGAGTTTGTTTTTGTCTCTGTTACTTCATAATGACTTACAGTGTTAACAGCCCACTGGTATCCATCTAAGTTGTTTGTGATTGCAATAACAGTATGTGTTTGCGCTGCCGAGTTAGCAGTTACACCTTTAATGGTGCTACCATTTGCAAACATCTGAGAAGGAAATTTTAATTTTAAAACTTTATTTGTTGAATTATAGGCGACAATTGTTGCATCTGCTGTTGATTTATCGTAAGTAGATGCCCCCTGATAGACAATCTCACCTGCAGTATAATAGGTTCCTGGAGTTGCATACGACTCCGCAGTGCTCAAACTCACATTAATTGATCCATACTTTTGTTTGATATATTTTTCAAAGTCATATGGACCTAGTGGCCAGTCAAACTGAGGATCAATGATTTGATTGACAAGAAAAAGAATCCAATGTTTCTCAGGATTTCCATAAACTCTGTTCGCAATTTGCTCTGCTGTTTCTTCACCCTTTACTTCATATTTAAAAAATAAACTTTGATTTGACAGAATAGAGTCGATAAATTTAACTCTAGCGAGCATATCTGGAACAATTTTTGCATTTGTTCCTTCTTTATTGATAGAGTATAATACTCTTGGGAATTTTGAGAAATAAGACATTAGTAACCGTTCTTAATATCGTTTTTAGTGAGAACGACGCTTTCTATAAATTCAAGATCAAGGCTTATAGAAACTGGAGTGCCGTCTTGGTGTGTTGCAAAGGTATCTAACTGCGCTGCATAGTTTGTGTTGATCGAGGCTATCATGCATGTCGTAACTCTAGGCATCGCTAAATTTTCTACAAATTTTCCTGTGCTATCTCTACGAAGGAACTGAATTTCGAAATGATTTGGCGGAACCAAATATCGAGTTCCGCTACCTTCTGCAGCTGTGCCCTGTCCACCAGCATTCTCAGAGTGTGAATGGAATCTGAAGGTCTTAATGATTTTCTTAACTTCTTCTGCTTCTTTTAAATTTCTTGGAGCAAATCTAAATTGGAACAAGAAGGATCTTGGTTGCGTTCCACCGTATGTCATTTCAAGCATCGGATTTAATGCATAACCGAGTCCTGATAGAATCGCTTCAGTTGATCGTGTCCCAAATATTCCTGCTCTTCCAGCCAGCTCTGCAAATACTTCTGTTCTTCCTAAAGCAGATCCAAGTCCACCTAGAGCAGCAGGAAATCCTGCGGAATATAGTCCTGCTCTACCTGAAGCCTGATTAATAGAAATTGATTGATAATCATGTTTGTCTTGATTGATTACTGTATCAGGCATATACAAAGTGATTGAACTGTCTAATTCAACTGTTCTTTGTCCATAGGAAATGTCGCGACCACCAGTAAAAAATTCGATTCCATTTGCTCCAATTCCAATCAAATCTTCTGTAACTGTACCGATATTAAATTTAGAAGATTGAATTAGTGAACTTCTAAACAAAAAAGAAGTATTAAACGCACCTTGAGTTACAGGAAACTTTCTTGGTCTTCCAGGATCAAATTGATCTGGCGGATTTTTAAAAGATGGTGTTTCATTTGGGTCATCTAGGAACGATCTGCGCTGTGCATATGCAACGAAACGAACTGCATTCTTAAAACCACCACTCGGATCAGTCATATTAAGTGGATATCTTAAATGCTTTGGTTCAGATTTTGATCTAGATCTTCCAATTACATCGATGCCTTCTAAAAGTTCTGCATCTCGCGGAGCAGAACCAGGAGTTCTTCCAATGACATTAATATCTGTCAAGACTTCATCGCCTCTTCGATCGACTCCAGGTCGTCGACCTATGACGTCGATGTTCTCTAATACTTCGGTCATTGAGATTTCCTATAAATAATTGATGGCATACAGCGGCAAATACAGTCCGAAAAACATCAGTAAATATTTAGGTGACCATACGAACATTTGGTATCGATCGTTATGGGAACGCCGAGTCATGGTGCATCTGGATGAAAATCCAAGTGTAATCGGATGGTCGAACGAAGAGATCGTTATTCCTTATTTATCCCCAGTAGATGGAAGATGGCATCGGTACTTTCCAGACTTTTTCGTGAAAGTTAAGAATAGAAATGGTCTAGAAGAAAGTATGATTCTAGAAGTTAAGCCAAAGAGTCAAGCATCTCCCCCTAAACCAAAGAGTCGTATCACAAAGCAATACATCCAAGAAGTTGCAACTTGGGGTGTGAACGAAGCAAAGTGGAAGGCAGCAAACGAATACTGTATGGATAGAAAATGGAGATTTAGTCTAATCACAGAGGATGAATTAGGAATCTGATGGGAGCACTACTCGAAAAAATTGAAAAGGGAATGGCAAAGAAAGGGATCAAGCCAAGAACTGAAGAAGCCAAAAAGTTCATACAAGGCATGGTAGCCAAAGCCTCAATTCCATCCAATAGATCTAATATTCTGAACGATGCAAAGCGAGTTACTGCATTCGCTGCAGTTGGAAGAATGTTCTTCTTTCGATATGATCCACTCACAAAAGAAAGACTCTCGCAATGGGATGAATTTCCTCTAGTTCTTCCAATGGTTGTAGATGGTGATGGGTTCGCTGGCATCAATCTACACTTTCTAGGTCCAGGAGAAAGAATGAGTATTCTGGATGGATTGTCGATGTTCTTAAACAACGATAAATATGACGATTCTACAAGATTTTTATTGTCCTATGATCTCCTATCCAACATGAGCCAATTCTCTGGTGCTGTTCGAAGTTGCTATAGAAGATATCTTTATGATCAACTAGTTTCACCACTGATATATGTAGAACCAAACTTCTGGGAGACTGCAGTATTTCTTCCAGTTGAACGAATGAGGAGTTTTGGTTAATGGCGCTCAATCCAAGAAAAACACTAAACATCAACAACTTTCTCTCAGAGGTTCGAAAGAGCGGATTTTCACGACTCAATAAGATTGCCATTGTAATCAAGCCACCAACAGAACTAGTCAACATTCTGAATTATAAAAATAAAGATAATTATCTCACATACTATGCTGAGTCTGTTTTGATTCCAGGATATGAGATACTCACAAACGATCTTTACTTGGGTGGACCAAAAATGAACATCCCAGTTCGTTCTGAGTATAAAGATGTCTCAACCACATTCTTAGTTGATGATGATATGCGTCAAAAAACCTTCTTTGATGCTTGGTTGAATTATATCAATCCAAAAGAAAATAAATTCGACTTTAGATACAGAGATGATTACATCGGAGAAATTGATGTGTATCAAATCTCCGAAGATGGAAATAGGATTTCATATGGAGTGAGATTATATGAAGTATTTCCGATTGCTGTGAGTGAAGTAAAGGGATCATGGGCTGAGCAAGAAGCAGTAAGAATAGATGTCAACTTCTCATATCGTTACTGGAGAAGTTTCAATGCAGACCGATATGAACGAAATGATAACGAGGCACCAGAAGTCCTTGAAGATATTGAGGTCGTTGGAAGAGCAGCAGACAGAGAAGTTCTTACTGGTATCGATGTTGTTGGAAGAACTGGTGATGGAAATGAGGTTTTGACAGATATTGATGTCAGAGGAACAACAAGTGACAGAGAAGTCTTGACGAGCATTGATGTGGTGGGTCGAGGAAGAAGAAACGTCGACCCACGATAACTATGGAGTGATTTATGGCTATACCAAAAATTGATTTACCAACATTTAAACTTAAACTAGAATCTCTAGGCAAAGACATAACCTTTCGCCCTTTTGTTGTCAAAGAAGAAAAAATTCTTTTGATGGCTTTAGAGTCCAGAGATTATGAGACAAGTCTTGATGCAATTAAACAAATTGTCAACAATTGTGTTGTTGATCAGATAGATGTTGAGTCTTTACCATTATATGAGATTGAATATTTGTTCTTGAATCTACGAGCAAGATCAATTGGAGAAATTGTTTCATTAGAATACGTTTGTGAAAATATTGTGGATAAGAATAAGAAGTGTAAAGGAAAGATGCAGCTTGATATTGACTTACTTAAAGTTGCATATGAACATAAACCCTCAAACAGTTTGGTTCCGTTAACAAGCAATGTTGGAATTAAATTGAGATATCCGACAATAGAAATCTCTAAAGTATTAGTTGAGAAACTCAACACAAAAGATGCTCCAACAGAAATTATCAAGCAATGCACTGAGTATCTTTACGATGAGAATCAGGTGTATAATATTAATGAGATGCAACAAGGCGAGTTTGATGAATTCATAAACAATTTAACCACTGAGCAATTCAAGAAAATTAAAAACTTTTTCTTAGAGATGCCAATGTTAAGATATAAGAATGAATTAGTTTGTGGTAAGTGTGGTAGAAACCATACCATCAAACTGGAGGGTCTCCTCGATTTTTTCGTATAAGCCTTCGTAATGAGAGTTTGAAAACATATTATATGACTAATTTTGCATTAATGCAGCATCATGGATATAGTTTAAGTGAACTCGAAAATATGCTCCCGTGGGAAAGAGCGACATATGTTGCATTAGTGGCGCAACATGTGAAAGAAGAAAATGATAAGATAAGAGAACGACAATTACAGAGAAAGAATAAATGATTGATCGATCAGAATTTATGTCTCCTTTTGCAAAAAAAGGTGATCAGTTAAAAAACGGATTTGCCAAACGATTTGGTGGTGGAACGTTTGCATCAGCTGATCTAGTTGACATGTTTAAACCTGATGCATCTCAAATGATGAAAGATGCGGTTGGTACAGATACGAAGATGATCAACGATATGATTTCATCTGCAATCGACGAAAGGTTGGGTGAGATGCCAGAAAAGGCTGAAGAACCAACATATTCAAAGCAAGACATTCAATTTGACCCGAGTCAAATGCCGTTTTCGTTCTCTAACTTCGAAGATTTACAAGAGGCGATGAGACGGACATTTAATTCTGGCGCACAAGATCCAGCAATGCAAAATGCAGCCGCTGCATTATCAACAACCGATACTGGAACATTAGCAGGATTAGATTTTAATGTTGATGAAGAGCAATTGTTAAGTCCAGAACAACAAGAATCTATTGTTGAGCCAATTGTTAACACATTAACTGAACAACCATCATACATCAATGAGAAATTTAATGAAACTCTTGACAGCATCTATGATGAAATTGAAGAAATAAAAGTTGTCGGCAAGACTCAAGATGAAACATTAGACGATATTTTTGATGAAATAGAGGATATCAATGTTATTGGCAAACGTCAAGATGATAACATTGACAGTATTTCTGAAGAGATTGATAGTATTGACGTTGATGGATTGACTGATGAAGAAGATATTGAAGACATTCTTGTTGAGGGTCGACAAAAAGATGAGTCTTACTGCAAAAAGGTTTCTCAAGATGTTAAACAATTGAAAGAAGAAACCATAAATGAAAGAGAGAGCGACGATCCTTGGGAGAGATTTAAGAGATTGTATGCTGACTTTTATGGCGGAGATAATGCAGGAGAAATTTTAAAACAAGTCAAGATGCGAGAAAATGAATATGATGCATCGCTCGAAGAATCATCTGCAGCAGATTTAGATGAATCATCGATGAACCCAATTACATCTGACACACAACAAATTTTAAATGCTAAGAAAGAGAAAGACGATTTAGATGCTTTCTCAGAAATGCTTGATGATTATAAGAGTTCAACAGAAGAAAAGAAATCATCAGCACCAATTGTAATCAATAACAATAGAACAATCACTGCAAAGGCAGCAGACGCAAAAACTGAAAGAGTATTCAGTAACGAAAATACTTTCAATCGTCTTGCTGGTGCAGACTCTAATCACCCACAATACATGGGTTATGGAAGATAAAAAAAGGGGGACCGAAGTCCCCCTGAAAACATCTACGGTTTTCTAATCGAAATTACTCAGCAGCAAGTTTCTCGAAGAATGCCATATCGTCATCATCGACGCTGACTTCTTCAGCAGTTACTTTCTTGGCTGGAGCAGAGCGAATGACAGGAGCGGCTGCTTCCTCATCATCAACTCGCTTTGCGGTTGCGCCAGTCACACCACCAGCACCAAGAACCTTATCCAACTTCGCCTTGAGTTCATCATAGGACTTGAAGTTTTCAGGCTTCAAGAAATCCTTGAGTGAGTAGGCAGACTTCCAAACCTGCTCAATCTTCGCATCTTCGCCATTGAACAATGCAGCAGGAGCCTCAAACTCCGACTTGTCATAGTTACGATAGCCTTCGACGTTACGAATCTTGACCTTAAAGTTTGCACCCTTCCAGAAGTCAAACGGATTCATTGGAGTCTCATCAGCAAACTGCGGCTCAAGTTGCTCCTTGATCTTGTCGAAAATCTTCTTTCCGAACTTGAACAAGAAAACCTTGCCTTCATTTTGCGGACGCTTGGCGTCAGAGATAACAAGAACGTTTGCAATGTAAGTCAACTTGCGCTTTTGTTTGCGAGCAATTTCTTTGTTTGCTTCGATACCTGAGTTCCACAGAACAGTGTTGTACTCAGAAACAGGATCGGTCTTGCCAAGTGTAGTGAGAGAATTCTCAATGTACCAACCACCTGGACCTTGGAAACCGTGTGACCAGATTTGTACCCACGGCAGACCATCTTCACCATCTACTGCTGGCGTATCTAGGAAGCGGATAACTGCGTATCCGTTGCCAGCAGCGTCAACTTCTGGTTGCCAAAAACGCTCATCAACGTTTTTGCCACCACCGTTACCAGCAGAGGATTGCTCAACTGCCTTCTTCAACTTATCAAGAGAAGAACTCTTGTTCTTTAGATTTGCTAGACTCATTTGTATTCTCCGTATAGCGTAGTATTAATGTATATCGACTTGTCCACTTTTTTCATCATCACAACAACATTATATAGTATTTTCGTTAGCAAGTAAAGTTTCTTTTGTCAAGAGTTTATACTTGTCAACATTTACTGTCAAGAACGATCCATATTTGCGCACCTTTCTTGACACTTTGGGATAGATGATATCATCAGAAATCTTCTTGTCCCAAATTTGAATAAAGTTGAAGATGTTATTCAGAATCACAAGAGTCTCAATCGTCACATCTTTTTGGAGGAACGCGACTAAC